CTCCTCAACGATGTAAGAGTCCGGGCAATCGGGAGCCATTGACCGCGCCGCCGAGATGCACGCTCTGATGATGTCTTGTTCGTTGTATTCGAGCGCTTGTAAGCCGAGAAGGATAAAGACGTCGTACATCATCACGGGAATGTGTCGCGCTGGTCTTGCTTCCGATAATAATGTTTTCCCGTAGGTGTAGGCTTCCTCTTTTTGCTCGCACACGAGCAAGGTTTTGTAATACTGCGCCTTGTAGTAGAACTGCTCCATCTCGCTTAGCGTGTCGTCTTTAAGCATCTTCTCCATCATCGAGAGCAACCGTTTCCGCTTCTTCTCGCGCAGCTCCGGGGTCCACTGATATCCGTAGTGGTTCGATACCAGCTCGGTCGTGATGCTCTGCTGCTCGTACTGCGGATGATTGTGAACCGCATACTTGTACGAGATCGTGCCGCGTCTGAATATTCTCGGTAAGGCGAGCGTGTCGCTTAGGGTGTCCGTGATGATGTTTCGCGTAATCATCATAATCGTTTTCACTTCGGGCGGTTGCGATTCGAGCAAACCGCGCAACTTATCTTGTGCTTCTTGTGTGAGTTCTTCGTCCCCGTCATACACGAAAACCCAATCCCCATTACACAACGCGATGGATGCGTTCCGCGCCTCGCTGAAATCCTCTTTCCATTCGTGATCGTGTAGCTTAATCTTTGGTTCATTCATTCCGGTAATGATCTCTTTTGTCCGATCAACGGATCCGGTATCGAGTATTACGATCTCGTCCGCTATCGGTAGAACGCTTCGAAGCGCTCTTTCTATGTTCTTCTCCTCGTCCCGTACTATCATCGCAACGCTAACCAACATCTTTTTTATGCTCCTTTCGCATAGATTCTCGCGGATTCAAACAGAGGTGCGCAGTATCGAAGCATCTCTTCGCGAGGGATAGTGTTTATCTTGATAGAACCCGAGCGCCAAGCCGAACCCTGCGCCTAACACAAAGACCACGATATACACTCGTATCACTCTCCCAACAAAAAAAGAGCCATCCGGCTCTTCTCTCTCTCTATTATTCACTTGGTGAATGTTCAGTATTGATTCAGAACGTCCAGCACCGTCGCGATGTCTTGCGGCCGCTGCTTCGTTTCCGTTGTGAGATGCGTATCGTTGATGTTCTTATACTGATCCTTCCGCTTGCTGTACTTCGTGACCGGCTCGAGGTTCGAACGGCAGTTCACGTGAAGCGGCGGCGTATTGGATGCGATTGCGCCCGTATCGTGCGCCGGTATGAATATGTCGTTCCGTTCCCTGCATATATCCGTGGTAAGCATATCCAATACCGCGTTGAAACGATATCCCTCAAGTATCGTGCTGCCCTGACACTCTTCGAGCGTTCCGACGTTGTAGGCGCGCGTTGCTTCTGTGATTGCGATCGCCTTCGCCCGTGCTCGCGCAAAATCCGTAATCTTGTTGCTGATGTAGGCCGTTGCCTGCGACTCGCTCATTCCTTGCTCTACCGTATCTTTGATAAGCCCTGATACGTATTTCAGCGTGTCTTGCGCTTCAATCCCTGCGAGCTGCACCGTGTACTGGCTCATAAAGGCCATCGCCTTCTCGCTCGGGCGAAAGTATTCGTCAAACGCTGCCGCTTCGTTCTTGATGAGTTTGGTGCCGATAATTCCGAGCAATCCTTTGACAAGTTTTGAATCGTTTTTGAGTATGATTTTAAGCGCCGCGACGGTTTGGCTCCAGTCGGGCGTTGCAAATCTCCGGTTCGGTGTGCGATGTTGCTTTCCGCGCGTTTGCTTCACAATATCGCCGAATCCAGCGATGCGCCCGTACAAGAACGCCGTCATCACGCCGCTCATTATCGCGTTCTGGAACTCGGGCAGTATATCGTAGGTTATCGATCGGTTATCAATTACCGCCTGTCGTAGCCGCTTCCACGGGCTCATCAGGTAGTGTGTTATCCTGTTTTCCGCGTAAGTCAGCGCTGTCTTTGTCATTATCGCCGTCGGCATCCGGTATCACCGCCCCTTCGTATTCCGGGATAGATAGCATGTCGCGAATCCACGGTTCCGTGGGATCCACCACGCCGCCGCTTATCAACGCGGTTATATATCCAGCCATCGCCGTCTTGTCATCAACGCTCGGTTGCACGTTGATCGCGAACTCGCCATAATCCTCTTGCACGCCGAAGTTGTACTCAACAAGCCGTGTTATCAGCTGGTCAAGGATTTGGTTCGCGTAGTTCGTCGCCTGCGAACGCATCGTGTCTTGAAAGAGCTGCATGTGCGTTTTGCTCATCGCGTACGCGCCGGTATCCGAAGACGATGATATCAGTTGAGGCACTTGCAAGCCTCGGAATATAAGCGTGTTCAGATACTCGATCGAGTCTTGAAAACTCCGGGCCATATCGCTCCCTGGTTGAAGCGTGGATATCTTGTCACCGATCGGCACCGATACGCCGGCCTTCGAGAACCACGATGCGAAGATTGCTCTCGCCGCATTGGGATCCGCGCTCTCGGCCACCACTGTTGGAATCGCGAACTTCTCCATCGCCACCGCCCACCACTTCTTGAGCGCGGTTTTGAACTGCCAGCTCGAGAATACGGGGCGAAGGACGCTCTCACCGTAGATGCCGCCTCCGTTTCGCAGGATAAGACACTTTTCAGGAGGGAGTATAATCTTCCCGTATTTGATGGTAGTGTATTCAATCGCGAGCGATTCGTCATCTTGAACCTTGAACGCGCATTGATACGGCGCGAGCCGTGTGATGTCGGCCACCTTTGCGATACCGTTATCGATCGTGTAGATGATCTCTCCGACCGCATAACCGTAGCCTTGAGCCTCATAGATCATTCGCTGGAGCACGTTGCCGATAGAGGTGTTCGAGAAGTCTATCGCTTGGTTGATTGTCTCGTCTATCCGCTCATCCGGATGCGTGTATCTCCCGATCGATGAGTAGATCATATTCGTCGTGTACATGAGCCCTGCTTTAATCGTCTCGTCACGCGTGAGCATCTTTTCTTTGTCTTCGTTCTCGAGGTCATCTTCGTTCAGTATCACGCCGAGAATCTCCCAGAAGCGATCCAGGAGGCTGATATATTGCGTTGTGTCTATTTTCTGCTGTTCTGCCATTTCATCACCACGCCGTGTATTCGGATTTTGTGCCTGTGTAGAGGCCATAACGCATCGCGTCCATCAAGTGATCCTGGAATTTGACCGGTTCGTCGAGCACGCGCCCGTCTTTGTCTTCCCGCCATTTGTACGATTGCAATTCTTTGATCAGGTTCGAGCTCTCCGAGTAGACGCGGAGCTTTCGGCTCTTCGCAAAGTCGATCCCTTTGAGCACGTCTTTCTTTGCCGGCATCGCGGTTAAGCCCGCCGCCCTCAGCTCTTGGATACGGTTTGGTTCGGCGCTGTCGCAATAGATGCGGCCCAATACGTTGAGTTGCTTTATCTTGTCGATCAGTTCCGAATTTGTGAGGTGTGTCTGATAGATTAGTTCCCGCAGGTATATCTCGCCGTCGTACTCGCGTATCTCCACGAGCGCCGTCGGGTTGTTGAACCCGAAGTCGAGCCCGTATGTAACCGTTCCGGCTTTCGGCATCTCGTTTGTGAGCCGCCAGTTAGTGTAGATCAAACCCTTTGGGGATCCCCATTCGCCCAGCGCGTAGATTTGGTAATACGTCGGGTCTTGGTCTTTGAGCCCTTCAATCACTTGCTTGTAGTCGTCTCCGAGGAATCGATTATCTTTGTACGTGGTCTTGAGGATCGAGGCGTTCTCGACGTGTTGATCGAAGAACCGCTTCTTGAGCCAGCTATACTCGGACACGGGGTTAAACGATAAGATGATTTGGTTCGGATAGTTAGATCGGGTTCGGAGCCGAAGGTCGAGCTGCATAAAATCTTCCGGCGTTATCTCGCTCGCCTCTTCGATCCAGATGTCCGTTATGCCGGTGATGGATTTGAGCTTTTCCACGTCATCAAGGCCGGTGAAGAGTATCTGATTCTCGGAGATGCCGCGCACTTGTAGCGTGATGTCAAGCTCCGTCTTGTCAATCTTGAATAGCGGGTTCAGCTTCCATCCGCTTATAACACTTCGCAAAAGATCGTACGTGCTGTGCCGATTGGTTCGCGCGACCTTGCGTACGATGAGATACCGGTGTCCGCGTTCTTTGAGTGTTCGATAGATGATCTTTTGCGCGACAAAGTGGCTCTTGCCCGATCCGGCCCCACCGTAGTAGATTTCGTAGCGTTTTTGATTCTTGAGATACGGAATGTATGCGTCGTTGAACTCTTGCGCTTTGCTCTTGAATCGAATGTCTATAACGGTGTCATTCGCCATCGTCATCGAACCCGATTCTTATCTGGAACGATCCGGAGTGTTCGATGTCCATATTATCGCGCTGCCCGAGTATTTGCTTGC